GTGTCCTTGTGCTACTAAAAAACCGTCCACCCTTACTTGAATTGCATGATGTGCATAATAGCTGCAAGTTATAGTCCTCGTCTGTACCGCCTTGTGATCGTGGCACTATGTGATCCACGCTATCGCCTTCCATGCCGCACATCTGACACACGCCACCATCTCGTTCAACAATGCGTTGCCTAATCTTGCGCCACTTCGATGTGCTTCCGTTATCTCGTAATGCACTAGCCATTAGTAATGATTCTTCTTCTGATGGAAACGCCAAGCATTGCACATTGAACCATAACGATGATTGATGTATTTGATTGTTGCATCTATCTGACGATAAGGATCGAGATTCCTGTAATGCTGACTACGCATCTGACCTAAGCCAAAGTGACTGCCGTTCTTAGCTTGTGGATTCCATCGACTCTCTTTATGAATAATCAAAGATAAACATTTGTATTGCTCATAGTTAATAATCCTTGCATGTGCATACAGCTTGTAATGATCTGCATTGCTTGTAGCTTCTGCGGGTTGCATCTGTAAAGATAGCGAGCCTATGAATAGGCATAGCACTCCCCAAACCACCAGTCTCCTTAGCGAGCTACACGCGCACACGCGCTCGCTTGCGGAGCTGGATGGTAGCAAGCCTGTCAAATAGGTTGAGTTATCCACAGATTTTTGAGCGTTGTCTCGGCGTGTTATCCACAGGTTATCCACAGGCATCAATCTTTACCCCATCCCGTTCCTTTAAAGTGTGCAGGCGGGGATGTCCACACGCGATCCATAGTAATCAGGCAATACGCACAAGATGGATAAACAATGGACTCATCAACCGCAGCTTTAACCTCTGCATTTGTGCTACATACAGGGCATTTGAACTCATATATCGGTGTCATCTGTGTAATGCTCCCAATCTTCCGGCACTAGGTGCATCATCAAGGTGCATCGATCACAATGAGGCACAAGATATACCTCACCTTTTGCACCATCAATGACCTTTGTAGCGGCACATATTCCGCATCTATATTTGTGGGGCATCGTAGGCCGTCTCCTTATCTAGCGCAGCGATAGTCAATACGCCACAACTATTACACTGCACAACCTCAATGTAAGGCGGCAGGTTATCGGTTACTTTGCATATTGTCTGCGTTGTTACTTTCTTTTCAACGCGGCAGTTATAGCTGATTTGCATACATTGACCTAACAAGATTGCCCATGGGATGTAAGTCCTGCTGGCCTATCCACCAAGCCCCATCGTTGCGCTTCTGTGATGGCCTGCGTGCAACTGCTATCGGTATCCAGCCGCATAGGAAATATCTGGGCATTGAACCTGTAACCAATATGGCAATGTCCTCTTTGCGGTCATGGTCGCGCAGTATCAGTGATCCATCTTTCCATTTGGTGTGCTTTACCTCGATATTGTGGCCTACATCAGCCTTTGCCTTGTAGTTTAGGTTAGCCAAATCAATCGGCTGTTTGAAGTATTTGGCAACTGCTACCTCTGCACCTAGCGCATCGCTTTGTTGATCCACAAGCTGTGGGAAGTTAATCTGCTGTTTTGCCGTTTGATAGTTGGGTTTAGCCCACTTGCCCTGCCATTGCTCAGTGTAATTAATAGCTCTGATGAGGCCAAATATAGTGACGGCTATCTGTGTTTCATCATCAAGATCAACACGTATCATTTACATGCCTGACATAGCCAAATCATTGACAACCCTTGATTTACGACATGAAATCCACCTGCTGTTGCGCGATAGCTTTCGCAGCCATCACAATAATCAACCGGTATCTCATCCTGATCAGTGATAATCGTGCCATCAACTTCGATGGTGATTTTGCGTCCGTCGGGCATTTGCATGTGTAAGCCACTCATCAAATGCGCTCCTTCCATTTGCCGTCGCTTGTAAGCGTGAGCCACAAGGCCGGACATTGATTTGCTTTTGTTTTTTCTGTGCAGACATAGCCTCGGTACGGCTGTCCTGTTTTGGCTGATGTGCCTTCCTTCAGCAACATGTGACCATGCTTACAGATAGGGGCTTCTGACATTAACTCGCCGCCCAGTTGATCTGCAATTGCTTCTACAGCTTGTTTTGCAGTGGTAAATCCTGACTCATCCCAAATCGGTTTAGCCCAAGGATCATCCTCGACAAATGCTTTTGGTAGCGTCTCGACCTGCTCCATGCTTTCGCGCGATGCTTTAGTGTCCACGCCTAAAACTACGCTTGCACACCTACCAATTGCGCTGCTGACTGTGTCCTCGACATACCAACGTTTCATCTGCACGTTGTAAGCCCCAACCATGCCATGTGCGTAATCAATTGCGGCTGGCTTGTCATCATCGTAATTGCGATAAATGCGGCACTCGATCATGATGTAACCCTTTTCAGGATTCCAGTCAATGATGTTGGTTTCAATCCGGTTTGTCGGATAAGTAGCGTGTAGGCGTTGTACCTTTTGATTGACTGTCTCGTAGTTATCTAGAAATCCCATTAGCGGTCACTCTGTGTCAATCTGACGCTTGTAGCTCTGCGCCATCCAATTGCAATGCCCTCGCGTAAGCCATCTTTGCGGCCTAGCGTGTAGGCAAAGGTAAATCCAATGCCAACGCCTATCAGCGTCCAAACTACTAGTTCACCTAAGCTGTACATTTTTGCTCCCGTTCAGGGCGCTACTTGGTTTCGCTCCCTGCCATAAGCGTGAGGCACAAGGCTGACAAGGTCAAGGATTACGCTCAAATTTCGGCGTGTCGAGTAGCAAATCCGGCATCTAGGACTGCGTCAACCGCGTCATCGATGGATCGGACAATGTCTATTTTAAAGTCATCCATAGCGTTTGCCTGCCACAATGAAACTGGCATCTTTTTCCATGTAAATTAAATCAACCGATACATGGTTGCCATCGACGTACATAATGCCAAATCCGGTCTGCCAGTTGGCGTAGCCCTTCATATAGCCGGCCTTTGCTAGGCACATGAGATTGCCAACCTCAACGCCATGTAGCACGCGGCCTTGTTTACCGCCAAATGCTTCTGTAAATGATGATCTGCCCATGCGATGCGTGTGACCCGATATGACGTTGCGACCATAGCGGCGCGCAGCTTCTAAGGCCGACAACCCGCCTTGTGACTTAATCGGTGTGTGATCGCCATGAACTGCCAGCCAATTAGGTGCAATGGCAAATGGTTTTTTATGGAACTTAATTCCAAGCTCATCTAGCTTCATAAATCGTTCAAAGCGCAATTCGGGTAATGACAAAAATGATGGGATTTTACGCATAATTTGTGTGTAGATACGATCACTGTGGTTTGACCTAACCATGTGTGTGACCTGTAAATCTTTTAGCACTTGCACAGCTGTATCTCGATCTGCGCCCAAAGTCTGCTCATAGGCTTCCGGCGTGCCTTCTGCAAAGCGACTAAGGGTATTGAAATCTATTTCATCGCCAATAGTCACTACATCATCAGGCTTAAACTCTCTAATAAAGGCCACAAGGTTAGCAATGGCCTTTGTATCGTGGAACGGAATTTGCATGTCACTGACGATAACTATGCGCTTCATCAATCCTCATCATCTTCATAGGGGATGTTGTCGATTTTGTTAGGAATTGACGGCAATATCCAATCAGGATATGACAATTTATCTTGGATCATGGACAAAGCAATATCAGCTGCAAAGCCGGCTCTGCGTAGCGATCCGTAATATTCGTGCAGGCAAATGGCATAAGCGTCTAAAGCTGCGTAGGTATCTAGGTCAATGACCTTTTTTTGCCTCGGTTTTGCCATAGCCTAATTTTAATGGCTAGTCAAGCAATTTGTCGTAAAGCGCATCCAATCGGGCTTCGATTCTATTGACTTGATCCTTGAGGCTTGAGCCGCCATTTGGAGCAAACTCACGCATAATGGATTTGACCATATAGCGCATCATTGAATAGACAGCAGTAACCACTGTAATTACGCCAGTGATTACCACTGTCCACTCTGTTGGTGTCACTTCCCCTTGACCCCAAACCCTGTGTCATCTGGGTTTAACCAGCGTAACAATGGTGGCAATACAGCTGCTAACCCAGCCCCGAGTATAGCTTTTGGATCAGTTACGCCTGCCAAATAAACGGCAAGGCAAGAAGCCAAAAATGAACGACCATACGATGCTGCTATCTTTTTAAATTCTTTCATTTTTTACCTTTCAGTAACTTTGCCTTTTTTGGTGGTGCTGCTACTTCGACCAATGGATACTCACCTTTGTAGGGCACGTACTTTGGTCTGCCATATCCTACGATGACATCGGCTGTGCGTACCTTAAGCAATACCATGCCACCATTGCGTTGATCTCCACCGCGTGATGTATTGCCCTCAACTACCAAAATGTTGTTGCCATCACGTCCGACCACAATGCCAACATGACTGATGCGATCTACGCCATCATGCGGAAAGTCCATGAACGCTAAATCGCCACGTATCGGCTCATTGAACCATCGAGCCATTTCTTTAAATTTATGCGCTCCGGCAGCTGTGCCAACGACGCTGTGATTCTTAACTCCGGCTTGTGCCAGTACCCAGTTGCAGAAGGATCCGCACCAAGGCAGGCCGTCGGCTTTCATAAATTTGCCGTACTTTGTAATGTTTTCCGGTTCTTCAATTACACCTTGCTCACCTAAAGCAATGCTAATTGCAAGGGCTGCAGTGCCTTGTGGATATGTCATCCGCGTAAGGCCGCAATTTCTGCAGCTGTAAGGCCGATAGCTTCTAACTTCGCAGTTGCCGATGCAGCAGTAGCAGATTTGGCACTTTGTGCCGCTTCTTCTTCCGACTTGATTTCAGCAATTGCCGCATTGATTTGTGCTTTTGTTGGAGCTGTTCCATCAAGTTCAATCCACTCAATAGTGGAATAGTCATCCTTTTGAAATGTAAATTGAGCCGTTGGCTTTAATTTGTGAATTGCTGCTACTAAATAATTCATTTAAGCACCTATTTCCATCAGTGTAATCATTGAAGTTAAACCGCCAAGTTGAGCAAAAGAAGAAGAAGACGATCCAGTAATTGTGCAGTTGATTTGTGTTTTGTACGTTGTTGAACTGGTGGTCGATGGTGAATCTAAATAAAGAATTGACGTTGGCACTTGAATTTCTGATGCGTCTGCTGTTCTAGCAGCGCCTTCCCATATTTGAGTTGCCCCGCGTACAAGATTTATATTATAGCCAATAGGACTTCCAGCACGCGATGCACCAACATTTTGAGTAATCAAAACCATGACTTTGCTAGTTGCTGCAGATGGTGTAATGCTTAATGACAAACCTGAATCGCCATAAGAAGTTGAGGCGACTACTGTTTGAGTTGAATAAGTACCAGTTACAACTTGTAGAACCTTGCCGCCGGCTCCTGCTGCTGCCCACTTAAGTCCGGTTGATGTTGTTGAGTCAGCTGTAAGGACATGCCCATTTGTACCGACTGCTAATCTAGCAGGTGTATCGGCTGCTGTAGCTGAAATCAAATCACCTTTTGCATCCAAAATTGTTAATGGATCAATTGATGACCAAACAAAATCCATGTCGGTATTGCTGTTTTTCACTAACGCTTGTCCGGTTGTGCCGCCTTTAAGATCGACAAGTGATGCGTCAATTGAGTCACCAAGTGTCTCAATGGCTGTTGCACCATCTTTTACAAGGTCTGTTGAGGTTGGTACTGACCAACCAAAATTAGGTGTTGTTGTTGCCATTAAGCTACGACTCCAATCGCGTTAAGCCACGTCAATGCTGGGTTTATGGTATTCCATGCTTCAGCAGCGTTTACCTGATTCCATTTTACGGCAACCTGACTGAAATTGACCGGTGACGCGTTAAATGTAATCGTCAAATTGTTGAGGCTTGCCCTGAACGTCCAGCCTTCGATGTAGCCCTCAAATGACCCACTGGCAATGTTTACGGGCAGGTTTTGTATCCATACAGGCTGACCCATAAATATGTTGATAAGGGCATCTCTATCGGCATCGTCAATTTCAGGGTTGCCCAGTTCAAAGGTTATGCTCTGGAATTTAGGGGTCGGATCAGCACGTAAAGCCACGATGCGATCTGCAAAGTCTTCGGCGTCCGCTGCGTTTTTTATGCTGGAAAGAAAAGCCTCTCCATATTGACCATAGGTTTCAATGCTGTCTAAATCCTCTGCAACATAAGTAAAATTGCCATTGTTGCCATAAGTGATGGCGTATTTGTTGCGGATGTCACCGGCTCGGGTTGTAACCGCTAGGCCGTATCCGTTAGCGTGGTTAGCATCGAGCGTCGTGTATCCGTTAGCTGCTAGGTAATCCTGTCTGTGTGTGCTGTCTGCATAGCCAATGTTGCCGTTGGCTTCCTCGTAGAGTACGCCTAGCGCGCTGTTGGCAATTTGTGAGCAAAGACTGTAAACATCGGTTTCACTAGCTGATCGAGCTATAAGTAGGAAATCGCCGGGGCGGTCAATTTCGCCAAGGCCAAGATTTAATGCTTGCGCCCATGTACCCGTTGCAGGCGTGTAGGTTGCCCATGTAGTTGCCGCTGGTACATCTTGCCACTGTCCTAAAAGGTATCCGGACAACAAATGATAAATCTGATCACCATCTTCATCTTGTGACAAAATGCCATTATCAACGATTTTAGGCAATTTAGACAATGCCCCTAAAGCTGTAATCTGTGCAGCTGTTGTATTGCCCAACGCCCCAGTCTGATTGACCGCAATTGTAAAGTCTGAAATGTAACCGCCAAATATTGGCACATACGCGGCAGTTGAGTCTGTGACCTCAATGGTAATGCCTGTACCTACTGTAAAGTCATAAATGCTGTTGTCAAAGTTGAGCAATTGCAACTGGCAATAACCTGCAACGGGCTGTGAATAAATGTCTGTACGGCCTGACGTAATGGTTACGTTGGCTACTGTCACATCAGTTAATTCAACGCTATTTATGAGTACCTTGTAACTAGGTGTATATGCGGTCATGCAAAGACCAATCCTGAACCGCCTAGCGTGCCGCGAGCTGATGAGTCATTAAGTAGGCCGACAATTTGGCGAGCTGTAGATTCAGGATCGATTGCGCCATTGACTGTAATGCTTGTAGTCCTACCAGCTGCAAAACGTCGCAAGCGTTCATCTGATTCCATAATGTCCGGCGATATGGTAGGGATTGCACTGACTGAAGGTATTGTGTACGCAGCATTTTGAACTGAAGGCGTGGACATTGATGCCCCGCTAAAAAAGCCACCAATTGATCCGGTAACGCCTTTAATCGCGTTGATAATGTCCTTAATGCGATTATAAATATTTGTTATCAAACGTACAAAGTTGGCAAACTGGTCGATTATTTCTGACACGATTACGCCTAATAGTCTAAAAGCCCCGCCCAATGTTTTGCCCAAAATAGGTGCAAGTACGTCGCGGGCAAACTCGCCGATGTTTACCATTAAGTTAAAAAATGGTTGTAAATCTTCATTATTGCGCTGGATTGACCCGCGCACGCTGTCGAACGCTGATTTGAGTCCATTAAGAATAGGCTGAATAAATCGCAATACTGGCTGCAACTTATCGCCGATGTTTTCTGTAAAATCCTGTATCGCTGGCACAACTTTGTTTACGATCGTCTCGACCAGCGGCGTAATAGCTGTAAGGATAAACGCGCCTACTGTCTCCTTGCCTTCGTCAAAAGCAATTTGCAGGCGTGTTAATTTGCCCTGAAATGTATCGGCCTTTGCCGCAGCTTGATTTTCAAATGTATCTGCGAGCTTGGCTGTGATGTCATCTAGGCTCATGGTTTTGAGCTGTGCGGCGGTCAAGCCAATGCCTAGTTTGGCAAGCGCGCCTGTGTTGCCTTCTGCGGCCTTTGCCATTGCATTTGTGACCGCTTCAAGCGACTTACCCGATCCAGCTGCAACATCGATGGCAACTGTCTGTAGCTTCTGCGCCTTTTCAAGATCACCGGTCGCACGTGCCAAACGCTCGATGGATGGGCGTAGCTCGTCATCTGTAACCCCAAAGGCCATAGATGTCTTTGTGATGTAATCCTCTGTTGCCGATATTTGGGCTTCTGTAGCCCCTGTGACGTTCTTTAAGGTTAAAGCCAACTTCTGCTGTGCGGCTGCGTCCTCGATGGCTGCCTTGACCCCGTCAATGGCTAATTTGCCTGCATAGGCGGCTGCGGCTGCTCCAGCTGCGGCAAAGGCTAGGCCAGCCTTCTTGCCAAAATCGCCAACCTTATCACCAAAGGTTTTGACCTCGGTATCGGCTGATTTAAGGTTCTTTGTAAAGTTATCAACGTCGGCTAATAGCTTGAGCGTTAATGCGCGTGTACCTGTAGCCATTAGCCCCACTCCTTCAATATCTTGCTAAATGCTGCGCTCCAGCGTTCTACGATCTCCGGCTGGATTTTGCGTAGGGTTGGATAAATGAACCAGCCCTTTGACCCCCGACCCTGACGGCCTGACCACACTGGAAACTGCTTATATTTGTTAGACCCAAATTCTGACCCGCCCCAAATAGCGCGCGTGGTTGCCCCGCCGCTAAATTTCTGTGAAGCAAAGCCGTACGTAATCTCACCTATGCGGCTTGATTTCTTTACCTTTGACCCTTGTACAATGCGTCCAGCTACTTTGCGGCTTTGTAGGCCGTTGGCAGTTTGGATGACCTCGTTGCGTGCGTAATCAGCCAAATTACCAGACTGCCGTTTAGCTTCTTCTTGCCCTGCTTCGTCTAGGTTTTTCAATGCCTTGAACACTGCGCGCAGTTCAGTTTGGTCAAGGGCAATAGGATCGCTCACTTGTTCCTCGCTTCCAAAACTTCGACTGCGGTTAAAATATCCTCTGCGGTTTGCCAATGCACCATCGGTATTTGTGTGGCAATTGCCAACTCGATTAAGAGTCGGCTGATGCTTCCGCTGGGATGGCTTTTGGGTCTGTGTCACCTACCTCGACATCGCTGACTGATTCCATCCATGCGTCAAATGGCTTGGTTGGCTTACTGCCTGCGTCGCGCT